AGCTTGACCACGTTGGTCGAGTGCAGGTCGGTCCATGCCGGAGCATACATGCCCCAGCTGGACGGCGCGCTGGTCTGCGCCAACCGCGTGACGATACCCAGCGGCATCTTCGTGCCGGTGCCGAAGAGGATCGCGCGGTCAACGCCGTTGCCGATCGCCTTGCCGAGCTGATCCATAATCTCGCTGCCAAGCGCGACGTCGCTGTCTTCGAGCAGCGCGTTCGGAACCCAGATGATGCCGCCGACCATGTAGCCGTCCACTTCGATCTGGTTGAGCTTCATGTCCAGCTCGTTCAGCTCGCCGACGGCTTCCATCCAGACGCCCTCCGGAGCCACGCCCATGATGTTCTGGCGCGCGGTACCGCTGACGCTCTTGAGCGTGACGTACTTGACGAGCTTGGAGAACTTCGTCAGACTGTCGCGCAGAATTTCGATCATGATATCGGGGATGGTCAGCGTGCCGTTCGTCAGACTGCGGGTTTTGATCGTCCGCACGCTCTCAAGGAATCCGTGCACGTCCTCCCGCGCGAAGAACGCGGAGCGCTGCTCGTGGGTCATGTCATAATACTTCGTCCTGTTTTCCATTACAGGTTCCTTTCTGCTCCGTTGTTCCGGGAGCGCGGAGGTGTTGGTTTCGCTCGGAGGCGCGCTGCGCTCGTCGAGCTGCTGCACGTCCGTTTCGAGGCCGGAGACGATCCCGTCGAGCCGGGTCTGTTCCGCGTCGTGGTCGGCGAACTCCTTGTCCAGCGCCGCCTGTTCCGTCTCGATCGCGGCGGCTTCGGTCTCCACCACGGCGCGCTCTTCCTGCGTCGAATCCGCGGTGAGTTCGTTCAGCGCCGCTTCCGCGGCCTGTTCGCGCGTCTGCAGCGCGGTCCGGCGCTCGTCCAGCGCCGTGCGCTTACTCCTGTGCTGCGCGGCTTCGGCGGTCGCCGCTTCGAGCTTCTTACGCAGCACGAGCTGTTTCAATGCCATTTGTGCATCCTCTCTTTCATCCTCTTTTTCCAGAAATCGAACGACTGCGCCCGGCGATAGGAGCGCGCCACCGCCTCCGTCTTTTCGTAGGCGGGGAACGTGACGATGGAGCCTTCGTAGAGCTTGACCTCCCGGATCGTCCAGTGCTGCGTGCCGTCGGGGTTTAGGGTATAGTCCTCGCGCAGGATGTCGAACCCCACCGAGCACTGCGTGACGTCTCCCCTCTGCACGCGGGCGTAGAGGTTCAGCGCGTCCTGATCCTTTTCGTTGATCTCGACCACGCCTTTGAGGCCGTAGTTGTCGATCGAGAGCGCGAGCGTGCCGGATTTCGTCCTGCCCAGCACTTTCGACGGTTCATGGTCGACCAGGCAGCGCACGTCGCCGCTGACCGCAGAGTCGAACGCGTGGGGATCGAAGCTCTCCGTCGCACCCGGCCAGATCTCGTAGGTGTCGCCGAACACGGCAAAGTACGCTTCGATCGAACGCTTGCCGTCCGCTTCCACCGCGCGGAACTGCGACGGCTGATAACTCCGGTACTGCCTTTCGAGCGTTCTTTGTTCGTCGTTAGCTTCCGTCATCTGCCACCTTTCCTTTCTTGCCGGACTGTTCCAGCTTCTTTTGTTCGCCGATCTTAGCGTACGGGATGTAGTTCTCCAGAATCGCGAGTTCGGAGAGACCGTCCCTGGGGTCGTATCCCAGCGCGTCGCGGGCTTCGTTCCTGTCGATGATGGCTCGGTCCACCAGATTGCAGTTCACTTCGCCCAGTTCCGTGATGGAATACGCGTACAGCGAGCGGGGGTTGAACCGGAAATACCAGTTCGGGGAGATCAGCAGTTTGCGCGTCAGCTCCTGTTCGATCGCGCGCGCTATCGGTAGCACGACGATGCGAATGAAGGCGTTGAACTCATCCTGATCGAACTTCCCCACGCCCACTAAAAAAGGCGGCACGCCGATAATCGCCGCCGCCGTCCTCTTGTCGAGGTTAATGCTGTCTATGATCGCTAAATCATTTAAGTTCAGCGGAGCGACCTTTTCGATCTCGAACGCTTCGGCCGGGATGAACCACGGCTGTCCGTGTTCGGAACTGCTCAGGTACTGCTCCGAGAGTTTCCGCCGTCCCTCCGGGGACGAGAACTCCTCCGTCAGTCCGTCCACCTTCACGATGATCGACGGTGCCGGGCTTTCCATGAGCGCGGCGGCGGTATTCCTTGCGCGCGTGAGTTGCTTTGCGACGCTTTTGAGCAAGACCGCGTGCCCCAGCCCCCGCCACGGGTGCTCCGGGTCGGGGTTGAGGATGAAGTGCAGCACCTCGTCGTGCTCAAACGGCTGACCCCGTATGAGGAGCGAATACCCATAGTCCCGGTCGAGGATGCTGTACTTGCTCCGGGCGACCGGCTCGATATCGTCGAGGAGGTTTCGTTCGTAGTGCGGGATGTGGACGCTGTTGCCGGTGAGGATCATGTCCTTGACGATCGTCTCGATCCACGCCTTGCGGGTGATGAACTTGCAGGGCGTGATGTCCACCTTGCGCGAGAGCTCGTTCTTGATCCGCTTGTCGCCGTCGCGGGCGTTCTCCATGAGGTGGATCGTCATGGAACTGACCAAATCCGCCACGCGCTGAACCGCCGTTTGGATTTCGGGGTTTTCGCTGAGCGGCGTGTACCCGCTGAGCAGCCCGTACGTCTCCGGCGAGCACAACCAGGCTAGCCCGCTCGTAGTCGTTCTCGTTTCGGTCGGCGCGCGGGCGTTCCGCGCTTTCTTTTTTGCCATCTCTATTCTTCCTCCAGCCACTTCTGGGCTCTCCGGCTGCGTTCGAGGCATTCGAGCATCCGGACACAGGCAAACACCGACGCGTCGAACACGTCGATTCGCTGCTCCGGCTCGATCTTGTCGTACTGGATCATGTCGTCGGTCTTTTCGATTGCGTGCACGTTCTGCACGCAGTACTCGAACGGGGCAGCGTGGCAGTAGTACAACAAGCCGTTCTTGGCCTTGACCTCGATGTGCCGGAAGCCCTCAGACTTTTTGTAGTAGTACTGCGGCTGGTCGACGACCTTGAACCCTGCCGACTTCATGCCGATGAAATATTCTCTACAGAACTTCCGGTCGTGGCCGATCTCCGCGATCGAGAATCCGGCAGAGCGCATCTGCTTGAACCAAAGCACGACCTCCGCGTGGTTGACCGTGGGATTGTTGCTCATGGTGAGCCAGCCATCGTCCTTCCAGCCGAACAGAGGGATGTTGTCCTCGTCCGCTTTCCTATACGCGGCCGTAACCGGGAACCAGCAGTGGGAAATGACGATGTCCACGTCGCCGTACGTTCCGTAGAGCGCTGCGGTTGTGAGGTCGTGCAAACGGGACAGGTCCGCGCCGCCGTACCACCGGATCGGGAGCTTGACGAGCTGTTCGAGCGTCCAGCCGTAGCGCGCGTCGCTGCGCCTAAACTCCTCCACGTCGAAGTACGCCTTCATCGCGGAGGTAAAGATGTTCAGGCGCTTTGCCAGAAAGTCTTTTCGCTGCTGCGGATCGTTCTGCGCCTGGATCGCGTCGTCCATGATCTCGGATGGGCGGATGGACACGCCGTAGTTCGGGTTCGCCTTTTCGTGCTCCGCCGCGCTCGTGTAGTCCACGTCGCCGTTGCCGTCCTCGTCCGCTTTGCAGATGAAGATGAACAGCTGCTCGTCCGGACAGGTGCGGTTGAGCACCCTCCGGCAGTACTGCAGACGCTGATAGCAGAACCCCGTCGGGTTGTCGCCGGCCGTCGTGATCCCGATGCAGAGCCGATTGCTGTACGCCTTGCCGGATTCCTTTATGACGTTGTACTGCTTGGCGCTCTTGTAGGCGTGCAGCTCGTCGCAAATCTGGATGTTGGCCACGAGCGAGTCCTGCTTGTCGGGGTTAGCCGCGAGCGCCTCGATCCTGAGCGAGCCTGTCACTTTCCCATGGTCGAAGAACGTCCGCTCGATCGAGTGTTCGGCGTTGTTGTCGAGCACGCGAAACTCCCTTAGCTCCCCCATCTGATCGAGGTTGAACAGGATGTGGTCGAACGCCTGCCGGGCCTGCTTGAGCGCCGCGCCCACGATGTAGATACGGGACCCGCTCCTGCGTTCGAGGAACGCCAATGCCAGTGCCAGCGCTGCGGCGAACGGGGTCTTGCCGTTTTTCCGGGCAATAAAAAGGAACGCCTCTTTGAAGCGGCGTTCCCTGGTGCCCTTGAGCCGGAATCCTAAAAGGTTGTAGACGATGAACTTCTCCCACGGTTCGAGCAGCAGCGGTTTGCCGAGCAGCGGTTCGCCGCTCACGGATTCGCCTTCCTTGTGCGACACGCACGTTTCGATGAAGCGGATCACGAACTCCGGGTCCTTGCAGTCGAACTCGTAATCCGGGTTGTCCAAATCCCGGAAGAACCGCTCGCACTCCTGCACCTTCTCCCGGCAGGCGATCTTCCGGCCTTCCACGATGCTCCGTGCGTAGTCCAGTACGACGTCGTAGTTACTCGGTTTCATCCAGGAATTGGTCGAGCCGCGTCAGCGCTTTGCTTTCACCGGGCGGCCGTCGGCTGTTCGGGTCGGTCTGGCCTAAGTACTGCTTCCCCAGCCAGATCGCCATGGTGGGGTTGCGCTCGGCGAGCTTGAACTGCGTGCGCAGGAGCGACGCTCTGCCGTAGGCGCGAAAGTGGTCCTGCGCCTCCTCGAACGTACCATTGTATTTGTCCTTTATTAGGCGGTCGAGCGTCTTTTCCGAAACGTCCATGACGGCGCAAATATCCGCTTTCGAGCACTGGATTTTGCAGAGGGCTTCGAACTGCTCAAAGTCCCTGTTTGTCCACGTTTTTTGGGGTCTCG